ACAGTTCCAACGACAGTTCCAACGACAGTTCCAACGACAGTTCCAACGACAGTTCCAACGACAGTTCCAACGACAGTTCCAACGACAGTTCCAACGACAGTTCCAACGATGGTTCCACCACCAGTTAGTGCTCTTCCTCTGCCTCCCTCACATTCGCTTCCCACTCCTCCTGTGTCTGCTGCGGTATCTCTGCCACCTCCATCACCGTCTCCACAAGCACAGGGTCCGCTCCCACCAGTACCTGTGCAGGTAGTTAAAAAAACAGAACAAAAAGGAGGTGGTTCCACGAAGCCCAACCTTGAGTCCAAGGCTGTCGACGGTACGAAGAGTCGGAGCGACGACAAGGGGAAGATTGTGCTGAATATTGCCAAGAAAAACCTGGATGAGAAAAAGGCTGCCAAGATCATGCCCAAGGTTGAGGTTGGTACTACCACTCAATCTTTTGGAGTGATGGATACTCTTTCTATCCTTAAAGCAGCACGAGCACTTCATGAGAAAAATATTCCAACAGAACTGCTGGATACAGTTGTCCTGACCGAGCTGGAGACAGGCCAGCTCCTGCCACTCTATAATGAAACAAGTGCTCCCAAAGAGAAGAAATCTATTTACGAGAGTGTTCTGAAAGCTCTGAAATCCCTGCACGCCAACAAGGCTGCAACCACATGATTTGTAAATCTGTGTAGTATGTATGATGGGCGACCATGACTATTTTGATGACAACAATCACGATTTACAGCCTTTCCCTTTGTGGGAGACTCTCATGGATTGGAACAAGTTGCGCAAGTATTGGGCAGAGATTGCGACCTTTATAGTTTTGCTCTGTGCAATCTGGCAATGGGGTATGCCATTCTTGGAACACTATTTTCGTATGGGCAAGCGATTCCTATACCTGTTCAGCTTTCTCACGCCAATACTAGCACTATGGGGGTTCAACAAGGTGAACAAAGACCGTGTTGTGCGGGAGGCATACCCCACCTCCACCATGAGGAACCGGAGGAACGTCAGTGGTAGGATGAAAAAGTATGTTGCAGCTGGTCAAAAGTGGCGTTGTGCAGCATGTAGCTCATTACTGAGCGCGAGCTATGAGGTTGATCATGTTCTGCCTTTGTATCGTGGAGGCACAAATTCAGTGGAGAATCTACAGGCTCTGTGTCCAAACTGTCACGGGAGTAAGACGGTACGCGATGCTATCCTGGGCTGAAACCCAAGCCTCACGCAGGGAAATGTGCAAATTGTTCAATCAATTTGTACATATAATATAAATATTGCAATGATTGCATATAAAGTTGTTACACTTGGAAGTTCTGGAGTAGGTAAAACCAGCATTGTACTTAGGCATGTACGTGGAGAATATTCTGATAGCACAGTTAGCACCATCGGAGCTAGTTTTCTGGTAAAAAATATGGAGCTCCCCTCCAAAGAGCGTCTCCGCCTTGAAATCTGGGACACAGCTGGTCAAGAAAGGTATTCTAGCCTTGCACCAATGTATTATCGTGCTGCTCAGGTCGCACTCATAGTGTATGATGTAACCGATTTGGATTCCTGGGACCGTGCTCGGGAATGGGTGCAGACTTTGAAGAATGGGGAAAGAGCGGATATACTCAAGGTCCTGATAGGCAACAAGATAGACATGGAGACTCAACGTGTGGTAACCAAGCAGGATGCCCAAAAATATGCGGGTGATGAGGGTATTATGCACGTGGAAGTTTCGGCCAGAACAGGAATGGGCGTCTCAGCTGTGTTTTCCAGTATCACTAATATCCTCGTGGCAGCAAGAACAACTATAAAGGACAATGTGGGGGAGATTGAGAGTGGAATCATCAGACTGCATCAACAGCGCCAGAGTCGCTGTAAAAGTGTTGTGGGGAAAATTGTTTCATTCTGTGGCATTTTCTAACTCTGCGATCCTCTGTTCCAACTTCCTGATTTTGTCATCTGTCCTGGATGCTTTGCTGCCAAAACATAGGTAATACACTCCATCACAGCCTCTCATCACCAACCAGACGCTTGTCCGCACCCCTATTTCGAATAAAAACCCTAATACCATTTTACAGTCGATTGCAGTGGATTGATATATGTAATATGCAATTACTAAATCCAAGATCAGTTTCTTGGATTGTACTTCTTTGTATTCATCCAAGAAAGAATGTTGAAAATTTGATGATCAGTTCCCTCGCACAAAAATCGATCGTGAAATCATGGCAACAACAATCGTGGCAACGCACATGTCCCTTGGACCCACTGGACCCCTTGGACCCTCTGGCCCAAAGAGTATTCCAGAGCCAGTGTTGCGTCCACCCAAAGTGACCATGCCCGTTCTACCACCACTGGCTCCTCTGCCTGTGCCCTTGTTTGTACCAGACAAGATGTCTATCAAGATTCCTGGAGCTGATTCTGTACCCAAAGCTCGCGTGGTAACCCTGAAACTGAAACAGCCTGATTCGACACCATCAACGACTCCTCGAATCAGACCGAGAATTACCCTGAAGATTGCTCCCTCCAAGGATCCAGATGTTCTAGAGGCTACCCAGGCCCAGATCCAGCCTCAGGTCCAACCCCAGATCCAACCCCAGGTCCAACCTCAGGTCCAACCCCAGGTCCAGCCAGTGATTAAGGAGATGCCTGTCACTGTGGCACCCATTGCGAAAATAGTGAGTCCTGGTTTGATTACACCAGCGCAGGCCCAGGCGACAGTGTCCATAATGGCTACAAATCCACACAGCAGTAAAAGCAAGACATTTTCTCTGCAGCTTAATCCGAACCACAAAGTAGTGAATCATCAACGCTCATATGGTGAAAAAAATTATGCACCGGAAGACACTGAACCGGTTGAGCTCTCTCCTCTCCCTATTGGGCGAACATGGTATCTGTATTGTGAGGCCAACAGATGTCTGTATGATCTGGATACACAGGATAAGATTGGGAAGATTGAGAAAGACGAGAGGATCACATGGTATGATGACAATGATGAGAGTTGATCTCAGCTATTTTGCTCTCCATCACACATCATCACTCACTTTGATGTATAGTAAATTTGATGATTTTCTATATTGGGGAAATGTCTTTTAAGACATAATATATGGGTGTACCAAGCTATTTTTTGTGGCTGGTAAAAAAATTCGAGGGAGAGATTCTGAGCCAGAGGCGTCCTGATAGGTCTCCTGATAATGTTTTTCTGGATTGGAACTGTGGTATTCATCCTGCAGTAAAAAAAGCTGGCCTGGATACAATGGACCAGAAATTGCAAGCAGCACTAGACTATCTTGATGAAGTGTTCCGGGTATCTGATCCACAGAAACTTTTCTACATTGCAATTGATGGTGTCGCGCCCCGTGCCAAGATGCAACAGCAGCGCAAACGACGATTTAAATCAGTCCAGGATGCAAAGTTCACGAAAAAGCTTAAAGAACGTCATGGACTGCTTTCAAAGGAGCAGCTAGATGGGACGGCGAAAGAGTGGGACTACAATATGATCAGTCCAGGAACAGTCTTTATGGACAAGCTAGCCACAGCCATGCGGGCTCATATAAAGAGGCAAACATCACCGGGTGGTGCGTGGCGAGGTGTTCAAGTGGTATTCAGCGATAGTACTATTCCAGGGGAGGGTGAACACAAGATTATGAAGTATATCCGAAACAAAACTCTTTCAACAGACAGCAATATGATCTATGGATTGGACTCTGATCTTATCTTTCTGACTCTCATTAATTTCCGCCCAAATATGTACCTGTTACGAGAGCAGATCACATTCGGTCAGAACCTCAAGGTTGGTCGCAAAGGTGGCGAAGGTCGCGAACCTGAGGACCGAAAGGACCGGAAGGACCGGAAGGACCAGAAGGACCAGAAGGACCAGAAGGACCAGAAGGACTGGAAGGATCGAAAGGACTGGAAGGACCGGAAGGACCGAAAGGAAGCACAACCTCCATCTCCAGAAATAGTGAAAATTGCAGAATGTGCTGCAGCGATCGAGGGAAATGATGGGACGGAGAGATATGAAACGGATTGGGTGTTTCTGAGTTTGGACAATCTGCGGGAGGTCTTTCTCAAAATCTTCAACCCATATGTTAGTCTGGGTAACCTGGAGAATTACAAGATTTTTGGCAGTCGTGGTATTGATGATGTACTGCGGAAATATTATGATGAGAAAGATTTTTGTGACTATGCACAGAATATGATGTCTCGAGGGTTCTACCACTCTCCAGCAATAGAGTCCAAGAATCTGATTCTTGACTATGTGTTCATGAGTTTTATGCTTGGGAATGATTTTCTGCCCTCCTTGACCAGTCTACAAATCAAAGAGGGAGGACTGGACCAATTGATACGAGCATACAAGATTGTTCAAATTCAAATGTGTCAATATCTGGTTCGGGTCGATCGAGCAAAGAGGGATGAATCGATAACAGTGAATATGCCTTTCCTCACCAAGATGCTCGAGGTGCTCTCTGCCATGGAGCCTGCAATGCTCAAAACAATAAGCATCAACATGTATCGTCGTATAGGTGGCTTCAAACGTTCTCGCAGATACACTGAGAGTACCCCGTACGAGAGGGATATGTTAGATCTAGACTATGTAGAGAACAAAATGCCAGACTTTATCCAGTTGGGAAAGCCAGGGTGGAAGGCGCGCTACTATGATGTCCATTTCCATCTCAAGAATCGTAATCAATATGAGAGTAACAAGTACGTGATGGGTATCTGTGAGCATTATTTCCGAGGGATGCTCTGGACTCTGGAGTATTATTGTAATGGTTGTCCAGACTGGAGTTGGGAATATCCTTTTCACAGCTCTCCGACGGTAAGTGATATGTGGGAGTTTTGTAAGAGCAGAAGAGGAACCAAAAACTTACGATCGACCATATTCAAGGAAAATGAACCTGTTACTCCTCTAGAACAGTTGATGGCTATCCTGCCACCGGAGAGCTCACATCTGCTCCCCAAGTCCATAGGTGCTCTGATGAATGACCCTGGGTCGAGTTTGGCTGTCTATTATCCATCAGATTTTAGTCTGGATATATTTGGAAAGCGCTATCGATGGGAATGTCATCCATTGTTGCCAACCATACCACAAGAGGAGATCCACTCACATGTGATTGCTCAATTACCATACCTGACTGCAGATGAACGGAGACGAAATGAGGTTGGGAGGGAGACAACGACAGTTCCGATCTTAGAGGCACCAAACTGAAAAATTGAAACAATCTCTCAAATATCACTATCACGATATGATATTACCATTTATACTGGATATACTATACTGTTACAATGTCACTTGCTTCCACGAGTTCCAATTTTACTGAGGTTGAACTTCGCATCAAGTGTCATGATCTGGTCAACAAGGATACCTTTTCCAAGAGTGATCCCCAGTGCATTCTCATGACTCGTAACCCAGGTGCTGAGTGGGTTGAGCTGTGTCGCACTGAAAAGATTGACAACAATCTGAACCCTGAGTTCGAGACAGCTCTGCGAATGCCGTTCTTCTTTCAACAGCGACAGATGGTGCGCCTCCAGGTGATTGATTGTGATGGCAGCACTGGGGGAGACAGCCTCGGACATTACGATTGTCGTTTGACACAGCTTCTTGGTAAGACCGTTGTTGGCGTTCTCACTAAGAAGGATGGTAGCAAGTATGAAAAGTCTAAGATCTCCGTGCAATGTGAGGAGGTCAGCAACTGCAAGGATGTGGTTGATTTTCGCTGTATCAAGGGTGATATGAAAGACAAACAGGATTACTACTTGGTCTGGTACCGAACTGGTGAGGGAGATCCTGTTCGCATCCACAGCACCAAGAACCCTCCTGCCAAGGCCAATCGTGGTACCAAGCGCCCAGAGTTTCCTGAAGTAGTCCTGAGTGCAGACAAGCTGGACAAGGGTGATGAATCCCGCAAGATCATCATCGAGGTCTGGGACTGGGATCGGATTGGGTCCAATGATTTTCTGGGAACATGTACTCTGAGTCGTGAGGAACTTCTCAAGGGAGGCCGCCACCAATTGACCAAGCCGGTGATGCATCGCAAGAAACCAAAGGAGATTGGAAGTCTCACATTCGACTATGAGGTTACCGCTGGGTATAGCTTTATCGATTACCTCAAGGCTGGTCTGGAGCTGAATATGTTCACAGCGATCGATTTCACTGGTTCGAATGGCCATCCTGCGGATCGTGACAGCCTGCACGCTATTGGCGCAGGGAACCAGTATCAGCAAACCATTGAACTCCTGGGTCATGTACTTGAACAGTATGATACCGATGGCCTGATTGAAGCCTATGGTTTTGGTGCCAAGCTGCCGAGTGGGCGGACTTCTCACTGTTTTCCACTGAATCTTGCATCGGATGGCAATGCAGAGACACGAGGTGTGAGGGGAGTAACCCATCACTACAAGAGTCTGATTGATGAGGTGGTCAAGGGCAATGTGCATCTGAGTGGTCCAACGAACTTTCGATACTTTCTGGATCGACTCAATCACTTGGCACATCGTGCCAGTGAACCTGGAAAGCCGGTGAACCGCTGCTATGTTGGTATCATCCTGACAGATGGTGTCATCTCGGACATGGCTGAGACTGTGCAGCGCATCGTGGAAGCATCGCACCTGCCAGTCTTCCTGATCATCGTGGGTATTGGTGAGGGCGATCCGAGCACAGGTTTTGCAGCTATGAGTGCTCTGGATCATGATGGCGAGCCTCCTATGACCGGAATGGGTGGCCAAAAGCAGCTCCACGACAATGTCCAATTTGTGGAGAAGCGCATGTACTCCAGTCCGGCAGAGTTTACCAATGCTGTATTGGGCGAATTGCCTGAACAGATTGTTCGCTACATGAAATACAAGGGGTTCCGCCCGGGTGGCACTCACTGATGAATATGTAAAGAAAACTATATTATATATATACCATGTCTTTGTACCATTGTGATCGCTATATTCAACATGGGGGTGGCAAGTGCAGCATTTGTCACTCACCCGGGACCAACAAGACCACATGTCCATTGAATCCAGATGCCAAGAAACCCAATCCAAAGAAGCACCCCTTGGCACTCAAGTCCACACCATCCAAACCCGTACCATCCAAACCCGTACCATCCAAACCCACGCCATCCAAACCCGTACCATCCAAACCCACGCCATCCAAAGCCACGCCTGTCAAGCCAAAATCCAAGACAGTGCCACCTCCCACCAAATTGACCAAAGAGCTGCTGAGTACCATGGCAGGTCTGGATACTGAGATAGAGTTGGATGGCGTACCCATGCGCGTATATTCTTATGTAGATGAAGAATCATATCTCAAAAATCTGGTCATTGCTCTTGATTACGTAGATCTGGATCTACAACAGGCATTTCTGGACACATGCACCATCAAGGTTCCTCACATGGTTTTGCAGGAGTGGAATGTGACTGATGATGGCAAGCTCTATCTGGAAAATCAGGACAACAATAGCATTGCATACTTCTGTAATGCATCACCAGAGATCAGGAGATTGTTTCGTGGAACAGCACGAAGGCTTTGGTGCTATTTCTTGTTGAGAGGTCTAGAGGAGGGAGTCTTCACACCTAAAACCATGATCAGACTTGAGGTTCGTGGTAACTTAGCGTATCTAGAAAAAAATGTCGACATTGGCTTGAAGCGATTGGAGGGTTTCTACAAAGAGCTGGGATTTATCGAGGTTGATAGAGTGAAGATGTGGAACACACCTTTGATGGAAGCCTCTGTTGGAACAGTTATGCCAGCTGTTTGTCGCAAGATATCATCCGGGGACCAAGAAGCGATCCTTAGAGCCTAGAGCGCCACTGCTCATGTGCAGTTTGAACCGTTTTAAGGCGGTCTTTGATTACTTGCAGATGGGTCGAGGGCTCACCTTCACACCAACTGTCATCTTTCATATCATAGTGTATGCAGTACATATGCTGATCGAGATCCTCCGAGAGGCAAGCAGACCGTAAAGCATCTAGATCGATGGTGATGTGGTCGGAAAAGAAACGATCAGGACTTGTAGACCCAGTGGGCCCGCGCTTCTCTTTCTTGTTACGTTTGTATCTGAATTTGCTCTTTGACAAACCCATATTCAGATAAATATGTGGTATCCCTACCTTGCAGTGCAATATGGTGCATTCAATTTTGGCATCATTTGTGCTGGCGTAGTTTCTTTTTCTTCATGCGTTCCTTCTCCCGTTTCATGCGTTTCCGTTCTCTTTTCCGCTCCCGCTCCATGCGTTTCTGTTCTTTCTGCGCACGCTTTTGTGCCTTCCTGGCTTGTCTAGCGAGTTGTTTCTCCTCATAGCCATTCTTGATGAACTCAAAGATGTTGTGACTTTGCAGGGGTTCAGGAACCTCATCATTATGAAAAATGGGTTCACGTAGCATTGCCAGATACTGTTCATCATCATTATCCAGCTCAATAACCCTATCTACAAGAGCCTGAATAGATCCATGATCGTAGTAATTCACAAAAGCTTTTGTGTTGAAATCTCTATCAACAACTGGATTTCCCCAATAAATTCCAACAGTACCACTGATATAAGCGTTTGGCAGTTTCTCTGTGGTGTAGCCAGGGTATTCACTATTCTCAAAACAGAGAAAGAATTTGTATTCATGAATCCATTCAAAGGTTTTGTCGCCTCTGCCAATTGACTGTCCCCCAATGTTGTTCATAAATCTGCCCCCGCTATCAACTTTTTTGTAATTATTCAACTGTTCGTATACCTCGTTACGAATCTGTCCTTTCTCATTTGAGACGAGGAAGCAGCAGAACTTTTTCTTTCTGTCCAGGATATGCTCATCCAATGAGGCTGATCTCCATTTGCTAGACCGCATGAGCTCCAGGCGACTCTGATACAGGGGAAGTCGATAATTTCTGGGGTCATCAAGCCAATCAAAACTGAGAGCCAGATCACATCGCTTGAAATCAGGGCGCCTGTTCTCACCAGTGTAAAATATAACCAATGATTTCGGGTATTTCTCCAGAAAATCATGGGATTTTTGTGTACGATTGAATACACTGTAAAAAACGATATCAGGGGTATCGTCGTCTATAATGATTTCAGTATCAGGACATTGTGACTTGATGAGTTTTATGAAACGATTGTTGTCTACATCCCACGTGCTCCAGAAGTCATGGAATGACATGCGCAATACATTATCCCACACTGAAGGTGGCTGGTACACTTGTGTGGAATCCTCAGGGTCGCCCAGTGACATATATCATATACCATCATATATTTGCATATATTCACCGTCAATGCCGTCCTGTAAATTTGATGATACATTGGATTCTGAATATGATGTATCAGAATGAGTAACAATACACAGATTCCTCAACCACGAATCAGGATCGCTCCACCAAAGGTGTCACCAGTTATGGTGGTGCCAAAACTGGTGGCGGTGCCAAAATTGGTGCCACCAGCTCTGAATCTGAAAGTGGTTGCATCTTCAAGCATGGACCCATTGACAAAGTCAATGATAGAATCCACCAGAGCGACTCACAAGACTATCTACCTCTTGAAAAACAAGGATTTGGACATCAACAATGAGAACCAAGCTCTTATCGATGTTCTGGGACTCTTGGTAACGCAGATCCAGCAACAGATCAAGGGCACCGTGGACCAGAGTGAGCGACGTAAGCATGGATTTCGCCTAAGCAGTATTAAGAAGGCGATTGACATTTTTGAAAAATGGCCTGGTAAGGTGACATCTGGTGCACAGGCACAACAGGTCAAGGGCATCGGCAAGAAGATTGGCGCCAGAGTGGATGAGATTTTGCAGACTGGTACACTGGCGGATCTGACAAATGTTCAGATTGTGTCTGATTACACTGCCCGGGTCAATGAGATCAGTCAGGTGACAGGTATCGGTCCTGTCAGTGCTAAGAAATTTGTAGATACATGGGACCTTGCAGGCGTGGATGACCTGATCGCGCGCTGGAAAGCGGGAACTGTCAAGGTAGGAAAGCACCAACTGACCCATCATATGACGGTGGGTCTACGATGGTACTATGATATCCTGCAGAAAATCCCGCGATCAGAGATTGATGAGATTGACAAGATGCTGCAGACCACATCAACACAGGTCGATCCATCCCTACAGGCTCAGATCTGTGGTAGTTACCGTCGTGGCAAATCCTTTTCAGGGGATATCGATGTTCTAGTGACCCATCCTACCCTGTTGACAGCGGAGGATGTTGCCAAGCATGATCGCAAATATTTGTTGGAGTTCGTGGACAGGCTCACCCAATCTGGTTTCATCGTGGATAGCCTGACTGACAAGGGTGAGACTAAGTATATGGGTGTATGCAAACTGCATTCCGACCTACCTGGTAGGCGGATTGACATTCGTTTTGTCGCATATGAGAGCTGGGCGGCTGCCCAGTTCTATTTCACTGGGTCAGGCCATTTCAACAAGATTTTCCGTGGTATCGCTCTTCAACGTGGTTTCACGGTCAATGAATATGGTATCTATCAACTGACCACAAAGGGTGAGAAAGGGCAGCGAATCCCAACATTTAGTGAGAAACAGATCTTCGATGTTGTCAATGTGGATTATCTGACACCACGGGAGAGAGAACTGATGTGATCAGACCAAAATTGAAAGTAGCATTTGTATATTTGCTTTGTATGCAGATCATGTGTCCAATCATCTTCATACTGCTATTGATTCCTATGTTCCGTACTCCAACCCGTCCACCCTTGCATGAAACAGTCACTCCTCAAACGCCATCTATCCCATTGGATGAGGCATTCTATGGATTTGGAGGAACGATTGATGAGTATAACTACATGGTATGTAGTCTAATCAAGGCAGAGAACAATACCTCAGTCGGGTTCCGCAGTACTCATTCTTTCAAGACATCCCTGTCAGGCACAAGCGAGGACAATGTCATCACAGTGGAGCTGTTGTCGGATACTCTTGATGGTTACGGTTCCATTGATGTGAATGAGCTGTATGATGATATGATGAGTGTGTGTGGGCGAAAAACATATGTATTTACACGGCACCACCATCTGAAAAGTGCAGGTATGAAAATGGTGTATGAATACACCATTGTCGAGGTATCAACCTTTTCCGAGAAGAGGTTTTTCGGCCTTTTCGATTCAAAGAAGCGCACCCTTGCAATCAATGAAGCACAACTCACAGTTGCGGATCCAGAACAGTTTGCCAAAGCAATTCTGGAATATGCTCGCTGAACCAAAGTTGATTCAAATCCCGTCAATTTACTTATACTTTGTTGTTGTTGTTGCGCTTGCTAGACACCCACAAATGACGCCCCAGAAATGCCCTAGATGATCGACCTGCATATTTTCAGGTACGCAATAGTAGTATTCCAGACCAGATAGAATGAAACCACCCATAGTCATCATCATTGTCTGCATAGTCCCCTGCTGAGCGATTAGGTCCGGTAATTGGTGGAGTAGGTTACATGTAAGTATGGCGTAACCACCCACACTAGCTCCACAGTGAATCGATGTTCTATCTCGATATATGTAGTCTTTGCAGGACAAGAGTGTGTGATAGGATATGTGCGCCAACCAGAAAAGTCGAACCAGTTGGATCATTTCCGATGAACAGTATGTATGCGATGAATAGCAGTTGTATCAATGCAATGATCATACGGAACAATGGGTTCGCACGATATTCCGTAATCATCATATTGTGTTGACCCACACATATTCCGTGTGGATATGTGGTGCGTATATGGTATAGGAACCCATAGTTTAGCTCATGTTCTTGTATATTTTTCACTAGCAAGGACATATTGCACTATATGTAAACAGTTACCAAAGCAAAAACTGGTCTTCATTTTCATTTTTGGACTTTTCTTACTTTGAGGCTACATGGACCTCGACCGCCCGACCGGATGGTTCATCCATGTTGGACCAGCTCTCCTCCCATCGTAGGGCGCGCTCTGTGCTACATGCGACTGATTTTGACCATGGGACGACACCGATCGAAGCAGGGTGTGGTAGGCGTTTGGAAAAGATCTTGCGGTAATACATGGCCTCTTTGGTCAATGGTGTCTTTTCTGGAAAGTGTGATGCTGCTGCGAGTAATTCATCATCACTAATCATTGCATCTGCCTTGCTGCGCACGCCATCAATCCATGTGTAGCCAACACCGTCTGAGAACTGTTCTTTCTGTCTCCAGAGAATCTCATCTGGCAAATAGCCCTCAAATGCTTTCCGGAGGATCCATTTTTCCATAGGCCTGCCATTCTCAGGATCTATCATCTTGTATTCTGGGGGAATGCTCATTGCAAAATCGACAAACTCGCGGTCGAGAAAAGGGACACGGACTTCGACTCCCCATGCAGCCGTGCTCTTGTTGGCACGTCGACAGTCATATTGGGAGAGTGCAGAAACCTTATCCACTGTTTCTTTGTAGAATTCCTCAGCAGATGGGGCTTTGTGGAAATACAGGTACCCTCCAAATAGTTCATCAGCTCCTTCTCCAGAGAGAACCATCTTGGTACCGAGTGCTTTTATGCGTCTTGAGAGGAGATACATGGGGGTACTCGCGCGCACCGTTGTCACATCGAACGTCTCAACATGATAGATGACATTGGGAATTGCAGAGATTCCCTGGTGTACAGTGAAATGAAAGTTGTGGTGGTTACTTCCAAGATAGGCTGCGACCTGTTCAGCTGCTTTAAGATCAGGTGCTCCCACCTGTCCGATGCTGTATGTGTTGATGACTGGGTTGTAGTGATGTGGGTCCTTTTCAGCTAGCTTCCGGAGCAGGCGAGAGGCTATGCTGCAGACCAGACTGCTGTCGAGACCGCCGCTGAGCAGGAATCCGAATGGAACATCGCTCATCAGGCGGCGTTCGACCGCTTTGGTCAGGCCATCGCGTATTTGACCAAGTAGCATCTCTTGGTCAGCGACCTGAATGAAGTTTTGTTCGTACCTCTTCCATCCAGGAGAATACCAAGGACGGAGATGGATGGAAAGCCACCTCCGGAAATCGGCTACTTCGTGGCAGTTCAGCAGACCACTGCGGTTCAGGCTGAATTGCATATAATGTCCGGGTGGGAATTCAACAAAATCAGTCACATCAAGGGATTCTGACTCCCCTCCCCTAGTGCGTGCAGCAAATGCTTTGATCTCACTGCTGATCAGGAGAGCACCATCAGTCTTTCGATAGCCAATGTATAGTGGATTGACACCGATAGCATCACGTGAGATCAGAAAAGTCTTGCGTGCACTGTCCCATAGGATATAGCTGAATACGCCAGCTAAGGCTTTGTTTACCTGCACACCATCGCCATATAGTTTCCACAGAGGTATAATCACCTCACAATCCGACCGAGTGGTGAGGCTTCCCTTGTACCTCTTGAGAAGGTCACTCTCCATGAGTTCGACGTGGTTGTAAATCTCGCCATTGACAGCGAGAGCCCGCTTTTTCTGGACATCGAAGATGGGTTGTTCGCCACCATAGGGATCAACTATCTGAAGGCGTTCGTGGGCAATAGCACACGTTACAGTATCATCATAGTCATCATCAAGCTCAACATTTTCCTGGAATGTGTACAGACCGCTCCAATCTGGTCCTCGATGACTGAGACGGCTTGCAGCGGCGGCTGCTCGTTCCTGGATGCACGGCCCACTTGAATGAGAACCGAGAATAGCGAAAATGCCACACATAAAAATGAAAGATGGATGTGCAGTTTATGTCTATGCATATTTCATAGGATAGCTCTGAATCATTTTTCTGAATGGATGCCTCGAATATTCAAAGATTATGACCAAATTAGAACTGAACACCTGATCCTGCGCCGACCGAATAGCCGCAATCTGTTCATTGAAATAAATTATGGTCGTAGAGGCGTGGCATTGTATCTGCAAACACCGAAGCTCTACATCCCATATGATATGAGCATGTGCGATGGGCGCACCATCCCTGTCAGTTTCCCAGTAGATGTCGATCCAACCAACACGGTTACAACCAACATGGTTACAACCAACACGGTTCCAACCTCTCCAACACAGATGTTATATAACAAGATGGTCGCCATTGACCAAATAGTTCAGGAGAGTGTACCAGAGCTGCTACGCCAAGAGCATCCAGATCGCAATTTTAATTCTTTTAAATTCTTCCCATCCGTGAAACAGAGGTCACAGGGAGCAGATCCTATCCTGAATTGTCGCATGAGGCAAGCGCACATGATGGGGTCCAACAGAACGGAAATTTACAATACCAAGAGAGAACCAGTAACCATCGATGCAATTCGGAAGGATTATCGAGTAATGATGATTCTCCAACTCTCAGGGGTATGGGTGCGCGAGAACTTCTCCGTTGGTAATAGCTGGCGTCCCAAAAGGAATCAGCACACTGATTTGCCTGTCGGTACGTGTTTAACCGGCAAGAAGCAGATAACAATCAAGCGGAAAGAAGCTGTCTGGGATTTTGGATGCTTTTGGTCAGTGGCCCAGGTTATGGTCGAAGAACCGATCGGTTTGGGTAAATGTGCGCTTGCAGAATCAGTCGACCCATCTGATGATAATACGATCACCGAAGAGGAGATGGCCTTGCTGAAATATTTAAATAAAAAACTCAATGGAGGAAACGGAAATGGTGACCAGATTGATGGAGAGAGCAACGGGAACAAGATCGGAAGTGTGGACGGTGTGGCAGGTGGCAGTAATATCTTGGCCAATCTTTCACCTGATTTCATCAAGATACTGACAAGTGGTATTGGACCAGGACCAGTACCAGATTCAACGCTGCAAACCACGCAACACACTCCACCTCCGCCTCCACCTCCACCTCCACCTCCTCCACCACCTCCACCACCACCCAAGGGATTCCATAAGCCAAAGAAGAGCATCGCAGAGATTATTGCTGAGAATAAAGGTGCATCAAATGAAGTTCTGGAGAGGATCCGCAACAAAGCGAAAGGACAGGAGCCACCCAGCTTAGAAGAGATTCTCTCCAGCAAGTCTCGACTGAGGAAGGTGAATCATGCCGAGTGCCTTCCCACCTTAGTAGAAAAATCTCTCAATGATTTGCTGTTTGATGAATTGAGAGAGACTCTCACCGAGAAGGAGAAAGAGAAAAAAGCGACCAAATCACAACATGACATTGAACCACCTGCTCAACAGTGCAAAATAGACTGCCCAGTCGTCGAACAACAACATGCCCAACCTCCACCACTCATTCCCAAGGAGCAATCCGGTCATAGTGCGTCAGCGCAGCATGCAGCACATGTAGCACAAGCATCACACGCTGCACAAGCACAAACACAAACACAAGTAAGAAAGAGCCGACCAACACGAGTGCAAAAGAGTCATCCAGCAACCCATAATATTCCTAGGAAACTAAAAAGAGTAAAGGTCAGGTATTTCTAAGCATGCTGGAGGTGGATGTGCGGCTCACAGTAGACCGTATCCATTGTAGGAATCATAGGTAGTACCACCGAACTAGCAACCCGCCATCAACCAGGATGATCAGAGCAATGTATACATAGATGGCTAACCGAGTCCACCGATATTCTTTTGGAAGAATGGTCGATAGATAGTAGAGGAATGGTAATGCGAATAGTGACAAAGTCTCAGTAACGATGTGAAACCTTTGCTGTGCCTTGGAAATGGAGACCAATGAATTTGTCATTTACAATCAGTTGACAAATTTACTGTGCATTCCACGAAGTTCTACGAAGTTCTACGAAGTTCTATGAAGTTCTATGAAGTTCTACGAAGTTCTGCGCAGAACCCGTAGGTACTCAGTCTTCGCAGAGGGCTTGTAGAGTGGTGATTTTGGATTAAGAGCCCAGACCCACTTTTCTCCAAGTTTGTAATCGTAGATCTTACAGTAGGTAATCTTCCTTTGTATAGCCATGCAAGCAAGGGCCATTTTGGCCAGATTGCTCTTTAAGGTTGGTCCTTGAAGGATTAGGAGGCCATTGTCACTGTCTACACGAAGTCGATCACAGATGAAACGCAATTTGGAGATATCTTCCTGAGGCACCTTGATACGCAACATGGTAACCACTGGATAACGGGCCCCGCGAATCAGATAAATCTTGTGGAAACATCCTCTGTACTTTTTGTTAAGACGCGCCCCTTGCCAAACAACCCTGACTCCTTTTTTCCCACTTACCCCCTGAGGAGCACCGATTTCCTTGATAATTCTCATAACTTTATTCCTGAAATTAGAGTCGCATGTGCGGAGGAGATGTCCTCCGGGACAATCCCAATATGGGTTGGAAACATTTGACCTATCACTGTGGGCATACTGTGGGTAGGTCTGCATCTGACCATTGTTATTGTAAGATGGTGCGAGTTGTTGACCTGCAATCTGTCCTCCATATCCATCAGTTCCATTCTGTGATGGTATATAGATGGGTTGGTCGAGATTTAGATTACCATTCCCAAGCAGACTATGTTGACCAACATATGGATTTGGGTTCAGGAATGGACGTTCATTCATCAAAAGGGATGCATAGCTCGGCGCACCTCCCTGTTGCTGCATGGGGTAGCTCTGTCGGTCAACCATGCTCTGGTCATAAGCAGTGCCATATTGCATCTGATTCTGCTGAAACTGCATGAATTGCTGGTCATTTCTGTATTGGCCCAATAGGTCATTGTAGTGTTGATGTGAAGTCATATTTTGTTCACCTGTCAGGGGAGACCCAATGCTCTCTTTTTCGTAATAATCCGGGATGTACGTGGGAACCATTTTCTGATTCTTGTTCGAATGCCATGTGCCAGATGATGGGCCATATGTTACAGGAGCAGGTACAGGAGGAGATGGCTGGGATGTTTGGTGATATTGATGCTGAGGCTGTTCAGGATTCATTGCATGGTACGAATATCGTGATCTCTGGTGGTTGTTCATTATCTGTCCATCTCCCCACCCAGACCCACCAAAGGAGTGCGAGTTAGGTCTATCAAAGATATGATCTGGATAGAGGTCGAGAGCATTGCCTTGATATGCCTGGTATCCATGTTGTGGTTGTGATTGATACTGTGATTGATACTGTGGTTGATGCTGTGATTGATGCTGTGATTGGTACGTTGATCCTCCCTGCTGTTCGCTCACACAACTGGATCCAGGATAACAGCCAGAAAGTTGGCGCTGATGGTAGTGATCAAGAGTTGTACTACCAGTGTGAGCAGTTTCATATGCGGTCTGATAGCCATTTGGGTTATATCCTTCGAGTCCCGCTCCTTGTACACTGGTGTATAATGTCCAGTCTGGGTATTCATTGTTACATTGACTCTGGCCAAGATAGCCGGCACTTCTTGTATCGAGACATGCTAACTCTCCTGACGCATTCCAGAAGCAGTTTTTATATTCATTTGCTAACATGTATCTTCAAAACTTATAATTAGTTGATATTTTATTTGCATATGTTCAATGAGTGCATACATCGCGCCATCGCACCCAGAAGAATGGATCACTCAATAGACTCTCTGTTTTCTCCATAATCTCATCAAACGAAATGTCGGGGACCTCCTCTGGTTGCACGCGAATAAACCTCAACTTGTCGAACCTGTTTGGATCAAGATCCGTCTTATGTTTATTGCCTTGTTCGACATACAGGAGTTTTTTCTTCCTCGGATCAAGCTGATTCTCAACTATCTCTTCAATGCTGGCTTTGATCGCAATATATTCATCATCCACTGCTTGTGCATCCTGCTGTACTGTTTGTGCATCCTGCTGTACTGTTTGTGCATCCTGCTGTGCATCCTGCTGTACTGTTTGTGCATCCTGCTGTGCATCCTGCTGTACTGTTTGTGCATCC